CGACTTGCCCGCACCCATTGCCGCAGACGCTATGCAGTGGGGTTTGCGGTATAATCGCAGCCGGGATCTTGTGAAGGCCTACGGGCACGGCACCGAGGGCGGCGAGCTCAGGGCCACCACCGGCCCGGATTATGGCCGGATTTTCGACTGGGAAATGCTGCAAACAATCAACCGCTTTGCGGGCGAGGGCAGCGGCTGGAAAATCCCCGGCATGATGACCGGCAGCGCAAACGGGCGGGCCATTTATGACCCCTTTGTGCCAGTGACAAAGGACACCACCACCCTTTACGCCAGTGACCGCGACGTTTTCGTTTTTCTGGTAGACGACACCCGGCCCATCGAGATCGGCAAGCTTGAGAACGGCGACCCCGATCTTGTGTTTCGCGGCTTCTATGCGTGGAACAGCGAGACCGGCAGCAAGACCGCAGGCGTTGCGGCAATGTATCTGCGCGGCGTTTGTATGAACCGCAATCTGTGGGGCGTCGAGAATTTCCAAGAGATCAAGATTCGGCACACAAAATTTGCCCCGGATCGTTTTGCCATGGAAGCCGCCCCGGCCCTGCAATCTTTCGCGCATGGCTCAACTTTTGACTTTATGGAAGGCGTGAAGGCCGCGCAGGCGGCAAAGATTGCCGACGATGAAGCCGAGGCGCTCGAGTTTTTGCACCGCCGGGCCGGGCTCAGCAAGGCCCGCAGCCGCGCCGCAGCCGCCCGGCACGTGAAGGAAGAAGGCAGGCCCATTGCCAGTGTATGGGACGCCGCGCAGGGCATCACCGCACTGGCCCGGGACATCCCGCATCAGGATGACCGCATTGAGCTTGAAAAGAAGGCGGGCGCGATCCTCGACAAGGTGACGGCCTAATCGATCCCGAGCCGGGGCGGGCTTCCCCGGCGAATGTACAGGCAACTTGCCCGGGCCCAGTGCCCGGGCCTTTTTTTTGTGCTTTTCATACTGGCAAAAATCCCATATAAAAAACTACGTGAAAAAGTATCAAATGATACTTTGCGAATTAGGGAACTAAACCAATGGAAAACACAGCAGAAAACACCGGCATTTCCGAAGGCATCGATCTTGCACAATATGAGGCGGCACTCAAAGCCGCCGAGCGCCAACGTGACGAGGCCGAGAGTGCACGCGCAGCAGCCGTCGCGAATCTTGCCGACATGCAGCGCAATCAAGACCGCCTTGCCGAGGCCCTGATGATCGTTCTAGGCGATCCGATCGACGCCTTGATCGAGTCTCGCATCGAATCCGCCCTGCCGGATCGTTTTTCGGACCTGCTCATGGAAGGATTCGACATTTACGAACACCAGAGCGAAATCGATCACATGATCGACGAGCGCCTCGACGATCGCGTTGGAGAGCCCGAAAGCGAAGAGGATCGGCAAGCCGCCGTCGAGGAAATCGTTAAAGACGTTATTTCCGGCGCGTCAATCTCGATCGACATATGAGGGGCCAGATAATGACCCAGTTCTTTGTTTGTGAGCCGTGCTGCATCATGTATCGAGACGTAATCGCCGACGATTGCGAGGAATGTGGGCGCGAGACCGTGCCCATGCAGCCCGCCGATGCCTTGTCTGTTTTGGTGTTCGACGAGATGCTCACCGTGCACCCGTATCCGGACGATTTTGACGAGATGGATCGCGCTGTTCTGTCAAAGCGGCACCAGTAGGCGCTCAGCAGCCGACGCAACCCCAGCCCGCCCGGAGCGATCCGGGCGGGTTTTTTTCTGTCCTTTTGTCAGTGAATCATGCCCGGCCCCGGGCCTCGAGGACCGCGCCAAACGTACCGGACGCCGTGCAGCTCGATCCCGGATTCGCGGATTTTGGCCCAAAACCCCCGGAAATCGGGCAAATCTCGCCGAGCTCGAGGCACTAGGACACGGCAACCGGGCACGAGATCGACGAGAGACGGCTTTTCTTGCGGCGAAATCGCGTCAGCAGCGGGCGGAACCCGTGCCCGTGCAGCTCGAACCGCGCCCGCTGCCGAACGAAATCCGGCGCACGGGCCTCGATTCTCGAGCAGCTCACCGGCCTCGAGCCCGGCAACCGATCACGAGATCGACGAGAGACGGCCTTTTGTTTGTTAAACCGGGATACAAACACCCGGCCCGGAGCTCGAGCAGCTCGAGCAGCTCACCGGGATCCGATCCCCCGGCCTCGAGGCACTGGGCCCCGGGATCCGATCCCCCGGCCTCGATCCCTGAAAGTTCGCTCCAGATGCCCGGCAGCTCGAGCTGGCACCGCGAGCAGCGGGCAGGGGCCCCTGGGCATCGGGTCATTTTCCTAGCAAAATCAACGGGTTGCCGCTCGCCGTCGCCCGCGGGCCCCTACGCTGGCAGGCGGTGTCATGGGCCATGTTTCTGACAAATAATCCTGTGAAAAACGATATGACTGTTTCACGTAAAACACTGCCTAATTATTAGGCAAATGCTCAAGGCTTGTTCACTATCAAATAAAAGGGCATATTCTTGCATACTGTTTATGCACTTTAGGGTCCCCCGATGGATGTATCCGATCAGGAGTTAAAGCTCCAACTCCGGCTCGCGCAGCTCGAGAAGAATGAAGCTTGTCAGAATGAGTTTCTTCCGTTTGTAAAATCTATGTGGCCCGAGTTCATTGCTGGGCGGCACCACTACATTATTGCGGAAAAGTTAGAGCGCGTGTCCCGTGGCGAGCTCAAGCGCCTGATCATCAACATGGCCCCGAGGCACACGAAGTCTGAGTTTGCATCCTTCTTGTTCCCGGCGTGGATGATGGGCAGGAACCCGAAGATGAAGATCATTCAGGCTACCCACACGACGGAACTTGCGGTTAACTTTGGGCGTAAGACGAAGAACTTGATTGACAGCGACGAGTACAAGGAGGTCTTTCCGAATGTCAAACTTGCTTCTGATAGTAAAGCTTCTGGTCGTTGGGACACTGCTTCTGGCGGGATGTACTACGCCGTTGGTGTGGGATCGAACCTTGCCGGGCGTGGTGGCGACTTGGTAATTATCGATGACCCGCACTCGGAGCAGACGGCTATGTCGGCTAACGGCTTTGATGATGCGTGGGATTGGTACACCGGGGGCCCCCGACAGCGTCTCCAGCCGGGCGGCAGTATAGTTCTGGTCCAGACCCGGTGGTCCGAGAAGGACATGACGGGGCAGTTGCTCCGTGCAATGGCTAAAGATCCGCTAGCTGACCAGTGGGAAGTTGTGGAGCTCCCGGCTATTTTTGACGACAACAAGCCTTGTTGGCCGGAGTTCTGGTCTCTTGAGGATCTGACCGCGGTCCGCGCATCTATACCTCCGAGCAAATGGAACGCGCAGTATCAGCAGAATCCGACGGGTGACGAGAACGCGATCATTCCTCGTCAGTGGTGGAAGAAGTGGGAGAAGGACAACATTCCGAATCTGGAGTATGTGATCCAGAGCTATGATACGGCGTTCTCGAAACGCGAAACTGCTGACTACTCGGCGATCACGACTTGGGGTGTTTTCAGGCCGGAGGAGATTGGGGGCCCTCCGGGACTCATACTTTTGGACAGCACCAAGGGGCGGTGGGATTTTCCTGATCTCAAGCAAAAGGCTTTGGAGCAGTATAAGTATTGGGACCCCGACACCGTCATCGTGGAAGCCAAGGCTTCTGGTATGCCTTTGACCCATGAATTACGAAACATGGGAATCCCTGTTGTTAACTTTACGCCTAGCAAGGGTAATGATAAGGTTACGCGAGTTCATTCTGTATCGCCGTTGTTTGAGGCGGGCATGGTCTGGGCCCCCGACACCGTTTTTGCGGATGAGATGATTGAAGAGGTGGCGGCGTTCCCTAACGGGGAGCATGACGACTTGGTCGATAGCATGACGCAGGCTTTGATGCGTTATCGGCAGGGCAACTTTGTACAGTTGCCGACTGACGATTGGGACGAAGAGGATACGGGAATGAAAGTTAGGGCATACTACTGATGGCCGAAGTATACCGAGGCTATCTGCCGGGCGAGTCTAGCGTAGAAGATATACCTATCTTGGGGCCCGTGGTCAGTGCGCTAGCTCCTGTTGAGCGCGATGTCATTACGCCGCCTCAAACCACTTACGTCGAAGATATGGATCGGCGGTACGTGGACAAGGTCACCCCGGGCGAATACGGCGAGCCGCGGTTAGGGACTCCTGCTGCGATACAGGGCATTCTAGATTTTGTTGGTTTCTTGAAGGATGACCCCAAGGCGGCAGCATCTGCTATTGGCGAGGGCATTGCGTCTATCCCAGAGGAGCAGGCGCAGGGTGCGCTCGCATTGATGCAGGACGCGGATTATGCGTATGACCCGGAGACCGGGGAGACTTACACGTATGACCCGTTGCTTTTACCGGCGACCACGGCTCTCGGAACTGCGGCTAGTATTGCGCGTGTCGCGGACGACGGCTCTACGGTTCTTGGGATCATGGGTGGCCGCATGGCGAAGGACGGGCCCAGCAAGTTTAGTGAGGCCCGCGCTGCGCGGCGCACGAATGACGAGCAGGGCGTGTTTGACGAGACCGGCGCGTACTTTGACGACGAGGTTTTTTCTGACGAGAGCGCGGCGTTTCGCTTTGAGATTCCTACCCGGGAGTCTGAGCTGGTTGGCATTGAGGATGTTGTCCGCAAATCGAATGATAGTTCTGCGGGGCCCGGGGGCCGTAATTATTTTTACATGGACGACGGGACGAATGTCACGGGCCTGAAGAAGGACGTTGTTGGCATCAACATCTTGGACAATGGCGGGTTTTCCGTTGAGTCTCAGTTTAAGAACGCGGCGGGTGAAATGGAGCCTGCGAAGTATCCGCGGCTCTCTGAGGTCTTGGATTTTCCTGAGTTGTATGAGCAGTACCCGCAGTTGAAGGATATTTATGTTGCGCGTTTAATGAACTCCGAAACTTCGGGTGCACAGGCGGTTTCGATAGAGAAGGGCATTCAGGGCCGTCCGACCATTGCTTTGGGCTATGCGATCAGTCCTCGGCTGTTCCAATCGCATCTGTTGCACGAAGTTCAGCATGCGGTTCAGAAGATTGAGGACTTTCCTCGCGGCGGTGCTCCAATTGGGATGTCTGAGAAGGATTACGAGCGTCTTTATGGTGAGGTTGAGGCTCGGAACGTAGAGGCTCGTTTTATGTCTGAGTTGGATGACATACCTCAGACGGTCCCGACACAAACGCGGGATACCGCTTCTGCGGACATGTTGTTTGAGGATGGTACGCCCGCGGTTGAATTATCGCGGCTCACGGGCCTTAGCCCCGGGGAGCTGGGTGAGAGAATTGGCGGCATTCGGATAAACCCAGAGAATGAGCCAAACAGGTTTTATTTTGCTGACTTGGGCGGATCGGAAGTAACTCTCAAGCCTAGCTTAGACATGATGGGCGAGGTGCGGCCCAACACGATAGAGATTGATGTCTTGATGGGAAAGCCGCGGCGTCAGGGCCACGGTTCAGAAATCTTGAATCGCATAAACAAGATGGCGGACGAGACCGGGACTACCATGAGGTTGTTCCCTACTCCGATTGAGTCCCCGGGCCAGCCGACTATTCGTCTTGACGATCTTGTAGATTTTTACAAGAGCAAGGGCTTTCAGTTTGAAGATCCAGACCCCAGCATAACTGATCTTGACCGCCCCATGGTCCGTTATCCGCGGAAGGCGGAGGGCGGTGTGATGGGCATGGTCGATCTTGCGCGGGACATGACCCGCGGCCCTCGGGGCGTGGAGTCCTTGGTTCCGGTTGCTAGGAATATGAACCGGTCTATGTTAGGTTGACGTAAAGGAGATTATACATGGCGCGTGAACCGATTGCCGGGATGGTAGAAAATGTCATCCCTACGCAGCTTGATCCAGAGGATTTGGCAGCAGAGGTAGAGCTGGAGCTCCCGGGTAGCCAAGAGACTGTAGCTTTTGAAGGTGTGGCCGAGGGTATGGACATTGAGATCCTGCCAGAGGACGACGGCGGTGTTGTGGTTGACTTTGACCCGCAAGACCAGCGCGGTCAAAATGATGATTTTTATGCGAATTTAGCAGAGGAAATGCCAGATCGTGAGCTCGGGCGTATTGCCAGTGAGTTGTTATCTGAGTTTGACTCTAATAAGGCGAGCCGACAGGAGTGGGAAGATGCTTACGCCAACGGTTTGGAGCTTCTTGGTTTCTCCTACGAGGAGAGAACCCAGCCGTTCCGAGGAGCTACCGGTGTTACGCATCCCCTGCTTGCAGAGGCAGCTACACAATTCCAAGCGCAAGCCTTTAACGAGTTGCTGCCAGCGTCTGGGCCAGTGCGTACTGCGATCATCGGAAGTGAAACTAGGGAAAAACAGCAGCAGTCTGACCGCGTAAGGCAGTTTATGAACTACTACATCACCAATGTGATGGAGGAGTACACGCCTGAACTGGACCAGATGCTGTTTTATTTGCCGTTGGCGGGCAGCACGTTCAAGAAAATCTACTATGACGAGACGATGGACCGCGCTGTAAGCAAGTTTGTGCCTGTTGAGCAGCTTGTTGTGCCGTATGAAACGTCAGATTTGGAGACTTGCCCGAATATTACGCAGGTTTTGCGTATGCCGCTCAACGATTTGCGTAAAAAGCAGGTTGCAGGTTTCTATTTGGACATGGATGTCCTTCCGGCACAGTCCGATTTGGGCACTGTAGGTAGTGAAATTGAGCGGATTGACGGTATTTCGCCGTCTCAGATCGATTATGACTGCACTTTGCTCGAGTGCCACGTTGATTTGGACCTTGAGGGGTACGAGGACACCGATGAAGACGGTGAACCGACCGGTATCAAGGTGCCATACGTGGTCACCATCAGTCAGGACAACGGTCAAATCTTGTCAATTCGTCGTAATTACAATGAGGATGACGAAAACAAGAAGAAAATCCAGTATTTTGTGCACTATAAGTTCCTTCCGGGCTTCGGTTTTTACGGTTTGGGGCTTATTCACACGATTGGCGGGCTGTCACGGACCGCCAC